ATAAAGTTGGATGACTCCAGACCAAACCTTGATGGATTTGGTGAATTTGAGGTCAGCCTCGATAATGACATGATGGAAGAGTTTGTCCTTAAAGCCAACCAGGAAATCGCCAAGCGTACAGGTGTCTGCACCTATATAATTGAAACTACCGCCGTCAAGGGGTACAGGAAAGAAAGGGAGGAAATTTATGAACTTATGTTTATGGTTATGAAGAAGGGTGGATTTTCCTTTGGTTTCTCCGTTGTTGCCTCGTTTGAGGTTAAGAATGGGAAGTCTCGTGTGATTTCTCTTCGCACACAACCCCTCGGTGTTCAAGCACCAGGTGATGTAAGTGCTTTCATGGAAGGTTCTGCTGGTAAAGAGTTTGTTGAGTACGAACTCGTGAAGGAGGCGGCTGTCCCTACCAAAAGTGAGTTTGATTCCGCCAAAAATAAGTTGCAGTAATTGTAATGTTAAGCATCAATGACGTGACAAAGATTGATGATAAAAGAAAACAAATGAGAAAAGAGATATATAAAAGGATTTATGAACAGTTTTCTTCAAAGATTAAACAGGCTGTAGAACTTGGACACAAACAACTATTTCTTAATGTACCTGCATTCTTAATTGGGTACCCAGTATTTGATAGGAGACTTGCAGCCAAATATGTTGCTAGACAGTTTGAACTTGGTGGTTTTACGGTAAGACTGGTAAGTGACCATGACCTGTATATATGTTGGATCGTTCCTAAAAAGAGTAAAATAAAGAAGGAAGAAGTGGAAGAGGGTGATTTTCCAAATCTTATGAATCTCAAGAAAATGGCTAACCAGTACAGGAGGAGTGGTGCGTAGGAAAACATCATTTTAAAAACCCTATTAATCATAAATGGACAATTTGAGTGTGCTTGTAGAAGCTAAAAAGGAATATCTTGGACAGATGTGCCTTATTATGTATCCACCTATGATTGAAGTTTTTGATGAAATGTATAACGAAGCGATGAAGAACTCTAAGGGTAAACAGGTTCTCATCATGTTCCAGAAGCACCTGAAGGAGGTTCCAAACTGGTCTAATGCTATGTCTAAACGCCACTCTGATAACATCACCGACAGGTGTTCATGGTTTGGTGACCTTCTCGCGGCTGTTTTTGTTGCGTGCACCAAGATTCTTTCAGCTGTTCGTCTCAATGCTGGTAACAAAAAGATTTCTCTCAAGCTCCCAACCGAAGAGGTTTTTATTCAAACCTGCTACAACAATATCGCGAAAGACCTTTACAGGGACCCTTACATTTTCCATGATGAACAGAGTGAGTACATGCGCGATGATAACCTCCGGGTGCGATTTACCCTATGCATTGAAAACACAGTAAAGGAACTCATTCCTGTGCAACAAATTCTTCAAACGTACATGTCCCAAGATTCGCGTGATATTTCACTCGATGGTGATGTTGAAGACAGTATGGACCCAGACGTTCTTGATGAACAGATGGAAGAGATGGAGTCTCAGCCAGTGGAGGGACTTGAACCCGAGATGGAGCCCGAACCATTGGAAGGAATGGAGGAAAATGGTGAGCCCCACCCCACTGGACTCGAAAATGAGTTCAAAACCATACATAGTGTACAGGCAGAGGCACCTGACCCAGTTTCAGAACCTATTGCCCAACCAATGGGTCAGCCAATGGGTCAACCCCAGCCCCAAGAGGAACCAGACGACAATGTATTCTTTGGGGATGCACCAGAGCAGCGCACAAAAAATCCCAGGTATAATTAAATGGAACTCTCCGATCATTTGCGCGACCCAGTGAGTGCCGCCCTAATTGCAGCTGGTATAACCGCCACTTATATTCATCTCAAGGCGTACTTGAATAATGAAGGTAAGCTCGAACTCAACAAATACACGAAACCCGCTGTACTCAATGCGATTCTAGTGTTTTTCATAGTGTCAGGCGGTTTAGGTAAAAAGGAGGTTATTTCAACTGAGCCTTTCTAAACTTAAAGATTACACCAATATAATAAGAAAATGGCATCCGTCACTGCGTTCAATGATATGATGAGTCAATTTCTTGTGGAATTGCACAAGACTTTTCCAGAGGAAAAAGGCATTAAGAAAATGCTCACTTCGTTCGACCTACTCAAGTCGACCAACCCCCGTCTCGTTGTAGATGGATATATGAAGGGTGTTTCTCCTTACGCGGATAAGATTTCTGCGAAGGATGAGACATTTCTTCTCGAGGAAATTGAAACTATCGACTTTCTCAAGGAACTTGATATCAAGCGGTACTGGTCTAAGATGAGTGAAGGCACCAAGGGTGCTACTTGGCAGTATCTCCAAACCCTATACATGCTTGGTACTACTATCACATCTCTTCCCGAGGGTACACTCTCTCAAATCGAGACTATTGCCAAAGGTGTAGCTGATAGTATGCAGAACGGAGATGGTGAACTCGACCAGGATGCTCTCATGAAAATGATGGGCAATATGTTGAAGGGTCTCCCAAAAAATTAAACCTCTACATATACTAAATGAAAGCTTGGTTCGATGATCCTCAGCAGCTTTTTGATGCTGACCAGGTCACCCAATTTTGGCCCACTGGTGAGCAATCACCAGAAGACAGGGTAAACGCTGCTTCTCGTTTTATCATTTATGTGTGCACTATACTCTATGTCATTCGACGTGATCCACGAGTATTCGTATTAGGTGCGACGGTGTTGGGTGTTGTGTATGTTCTTTATAAGTCTAGAATGGTTAAGGAAACCTATGGTGGTTCTGTCGAAAGTGTGTCATGTCAAATGCCCACCCAAGACAACCCCATGGGAAACGTTCTTATTACCGATTATACCGACGCACCCAACCGGTTGGAGGCGTGTTATTACCCCACAGTCAAACCATTCGTTCAGGCCTATAGTAGCGACCGTATCCCATATGATGCAGGACGTTCTCGTACTCCGATGCCCAAGTATCTTCGCAATGCTATGGAACGTCAGTTTGTTTCGAACCCAGTGACTAATATCCCAGGAGACCAAACAGCTTTCGCGGAGGCGTGTTATGGTAAAAAAAATGCACCAATGTGCAAGAGTGATACCCGATTCTGTGACCCCAATGCTAGAGGTGTTCAATTATCAGCTTTCAGTGGTTTAGGTTCGGATGGTGACAAACGCTCAGGTATGTCTAGAGGAACACCTGGGACCGCTTAGATAAATATTCTTGTGTAATAATAAATGGCGTATCAGCTTCAACCTGGACTTTCCATTGTTCAAAACACGGGTGCTCTACCCGCCGTAAAAGCGACCGATGAAATTTTTGTATACCCCCAGCCCGGTAGCCTCAACTGTGGCAGTTGCCGTCCCAACACTATGTTGTACGGTACTGCCCCATACATGGCGGGTAAGGGTTCCCCAGCACAATATATTGAGACAAGTGATCAACTTCGTCCCCAATCTACTTCCCGATTTAACAAGCATATCGTACAGACTTATGAGCGAAACCTGTTTCCCCTAAGCAATATGGAATGTAAGGTTCCCCTTCGCACGATGAGTTATGAACCTTCGAGCACCAGAGCTGATGTCCAAAATGGTCTGTTCCAGCAAAGGTACCTTAATAAAAATGTTAATAAGAAGTAAGAATGGCTGATCCTATATCACTCATGGCCGTTGCCGGTCTTGTATTTGCGGGGAGGAACTTGAGTATCAAGTCCCAGCCACCAAAAGTTTCTGTCGCTGAACCACCAGCAATGAAAAACCCAGAAATTATAGAATCTAATAACTTTCAACCTACAGCCCAGGTTCCACACAAGAGGGAGATGGAGAGTTTTGGGGATATCAGCACGCAACAACGTAGTGGTGGTGAAGAAGTCCTGAACATGAGAAACCGGATGTATGACAATGGTCGTATGAACAATCTTTCCCCAGTTGAAAAGCAGTTGGTTGGTCCAGGTTTAGGTGTCGACCCCAGTGTACCCGCGGTTGGTGGTTTCCAGCAAACTTTCAGGGTCAACCCTGTTAATGTTGGTGAGTACAAATTGACTACACTTCCAGGACGCACCGGCCCCGCTGCCGATGTCACTGGTGGTCGCTCCGCTGTCATTGGTCAGCTTACTCACAACAAACCCGAAACTACCGCTTTCCTCCCATCGAGGAGACCCACTATGGCTGGACGTGCTCAAGGTATGTCTGGTCTAGTTCCTCGCAACGAGCATGAGAAAACTAAGCGTACCACCAACCGCTCAGAAACTGGCTTTCGCAATGATGGGTTAGGTTTCAATGGTGCTAAGCGTTTAGTTTCCGGGCAGACCCTGGCCCAAGACCCCACTAGATTTAAGAGTGATCGTAACGACGAACAATATGCATATGGAAACAGACCAGCCCCAGGTATTAACAGCCATCATGGTGCGTACACACAAGGTGTCGCCGCTCAGGTGACTGCCAAGACCAACGAGGAACTCATGAAATATGGATTCCGCCCAGAAGACCGTAGAGGTAAACCAAACCGGATGGGTAATGCTGGTCGAATGAATGTTCGTGAGAGTGCCCTCAAGCAGGGTGGTGCCCTTACAGCAGTTCGCAGTGACACGAGCCGTATTGATGGTCGTGTTGCCCCCGCGAATGGTGGCTGGAGTCAAAACTACCAGCAAAAACCTTTCCACCAGTTCAACTCTTACAAGGGTAATGCTAATCCTAACACTAAGGACCTAGGCATCGCTAAGAGACAACTCCAGAATAACCCCCTTGCACATTCCCTCTATCAGTAGAAGATTGATTTCTAATAGACAAAAACAGTCATTAAAATATTGTCCATGTATTTTAATGAAGGTCCACACCCTTAACATAGATAGTAGTGAAAGAGATACAAGTGTATATGCATATGCCAATAGTTATGTTGTCAATTTAGATAACCCAATTTATGACATTTCTAATATCAAACTTGTGTCTGCTCGTATTCCAACGCCTCAATTGATGACATGTGCTACGAATAAGACATTCAAAGTAGATGGTGTATCTATCACTTTGAATGAGTCGAATTATTCAAATGGGTATGTATTAGCTTCAGACCTCGATATAGAACTTGCCCCCTCTAATACGCATATAGATACCGTTATCTTTGATGAGGATACAGATTCATTAGTATTTTCAAACACAAACGCGACTGGTGATAATTTTACACTTCAATTTTATAGCGGTACGGACGGGTATTTGAGTAATGCTTCACCTCTTACAACCCCTCACCAGCTTATGGGTTTCAGCTCAAAAGACTTTACATCTACAAATAAAATACTTCGTTCAGGTGCAATCAATCTAGGTGGTCCAAATTCTTTGATATTAAAACTAACTACGGGGTCTGATGAATTTACACAAACTGTGTACACATCTACCCCTTTCTACACGGGTCATATACTTCTAGATGGGACTGATTCTATAAACTTTAACGGTGCTGACGATAAATTGGTGCACCACTTTCATTCTGGAGCACAGAAGATGATAAAGGATGTGAAAATCGAGTTTTTCTATATGAGTCATGGTCGTTTGATTCCATACGATTTTAGAAATCAAGACCATATACTGAAATTTGAAATATCGGGAACCACAGATAAATTAGAAAATTTACCAAAAGTTCCTATAGAAGAATCCAAGAAGGTTGAAAAGGAAGAGCCAAAGCCAATAATAAGTATCCCTGAGATTGTGAAGAATACTTATAAGTGGAGAAAGGAGTATTTATATATTGCATTAATTGTTTTAGTTGGTCTACTCCTTCTATTTTTTATGAAAGGTAAACCGATTACCGGGTTACCGCGTACACGGGCTGCGCGGGCTTAGCAGTCTTACCAGTGATCCTGGAGATGACTAAGAAGACAACCACAGAGAGGAGGGAGGTAAGGACCGCGGTGAGCGCGTACTGAGCACCACCGTTCTTGGGGACCTTGATGATCTGGGTGATGGTCCAGCGGACGAAGTCCATCCACGACATAGCCGCGGCGAACGAGAAACCACCAACAATGGAGTTGAGAGTCTGGGACTGGAGTTCCTGGGTGACAAGGTTTACGGTTTGGAGAGCGGCGGCCGACATGGTGTTTGTTATACTATACGACAGGAAAATAATTACTCTTTTGTAACTTCTTCTTTTGTTACTAATTTTTTAAACCGCTTACCTTTGAGTGTTTTTGTTTTTGAAAAAAGTTGTTCATCATCTGATGAATCATCACTAGAGCTTGAATCTAAGTTTGAAATATGTAACTTAGCCTTATCAGAAAAACTCCATGCTTCAGGTTCTGAGATGCTCATTACTATTAATAGCATTTTTTAACATGTGTTCTGTCGGATTCTGTGGAGTCCACGATTCCCAGCGATCATAGGCTTCGTTCATCTGGAGAAATTTCGTGTCGTTTCCCGAGTATCTCTCGAATGGGGGGCAGTCCTCTGGTGAAACAACTTCCATTTCTTCATCAGATTCTTCATCAGATTCTTCATCATATTCTTCATCAGATTCTTCCTCTTCTTCCTGATATATTTCAGGAAACATAGAACCAACTGTCTGACCAACTGTGTACATAGCACTGTATTTCATTGCATATTCCATATCTTCTGGGAGAAGTGTATCTCTTCCACAGGCTTTGGAATATTCAGCTGCAAGTATCATACTCTGTTCCATGACGGGGAGGAGAATATTGGTCATGGTTTGGATGTACTGCTTAATCATACCATCACCCCCATCACCGAAGCCAGTTTGCATATTCATCTTTAGTATTTGAGATCAAAAATAGTTTTCGCAGTTCCCTCACCTACACGAAGGATGTTGTAGTTTACAGCGTATACTCGAACTTGTCTTGGAAAATCTATACATGGTGTAAGACTTAGGTCTAATATTTGCTCTTTTACGAGACTGAAATTAACCTGACCCGTTGGATACCATTCTTCTGGTTGTAAAGCAAAGCTATAGGAATAGAAACGTCTAATAAGTTGAGTTTTTGAGTGATGTATGGCAGCCTGTACAGCCTTGAGAAAAGGCATCGTCCCTGTATCCTTGGTGATGATTTCCTGACCATCGAGGGTAAGTGCAAGATGGTCCAAGTTCTCCCAAAGTATATACTTATTCCCAGTTTCTTCGAGTAAACCATCATAATCAAATGGGGTAACAAAGTTTCCCTCGAAGTTTGAATTTGCTGCAGTGGGTTTATTAACACCTGTGTCGTATCCACCAGTAGCATTGACATTACTCCCCTGTCTCTGAACAACGAAATATAACTCTTTCACTGGATTTATGAAATCTAGTTTAAACTTCCCAGTGTTTACACCAGATGCAACATCAAAAACATTTTGTTGAATTTGTGTGATTAGGTAATCACGTTTCGATTTTTGTATTTTAATTCTTTCTTCACAGTCTACATGTACAACTTCCGTACAAAGCTGGAAATCTATAATTTTCTTTGTCTCTCCTGAAATGTCAGCATAATCTCCAGTAGTTAGAATAACAATATCCTGTGCATTCCGCAATTTGAATTCAACCTCAACTTCCTGACGGTTTATAGCACATAGAGGTATGGCAAGTTCTGGATGATTGTAAAAGTAAAATGGTAGGTCTACAAAAAAACTGATATCTGCCTCATTTCCTAAAGCGTTTCGGGCAGCAATCAGAGGGTTTGAAACACGTATATGTGCCGTTCTCAGTGGAAACTTACCAATCAATTCTTCAAGTGCATTTTGTTTCGTTTGGGTAACAAAATGTTCGGAATAAATTTGAAGATAATCACTTGTCAAACGCTGAATAACCCTACCACCAATGATTAGGTCTACATGTTCTATGAGGGCATGTCCAGCTGATTCTATATAACAACCCGATGCTAAGATAA